AGTTAGTTTCTTCTAAGTATGTGCCTAGTTTATCGTAGCCACCAATCTTTGTTCCGTGTACTGTAATTTGTGGGAAGGTACGTGCTCCTGGAAACTTTTCAAGTACCTCGTCACGGGTAAAGTCTGTACCAAGTTGGAAGTACTTGAATGGCAACTGTCTTGCTTCGCATAACCGCTTTGCCATATCACAAAAAGGACATTGCGGTTTGCCGTAAATTTCTATCATAAACTAAATCCTTTAAAAGTGTCTGTTGATACATCTTGTTTGGTGCCACCGCTGACGTATGATGTAATTTCTGTTTCTTGTGGAGCAACTTGTACTTCGCTACCACTAATCCATTTCTGTGTCCAAGGTAACGGGTTAGTCTTCGTTTGGTATGGACTTTTTAGATTTACATTAGTCATCCTTCGTGTGCAAATCCATTCAATGTATCCGCTCAACAACTCAGTGTTAAGACCAATCATTGATCCATCCTTAAACAAATACTCTGCCCAAGCCTTCTCTTGATCAACTGCATCAACAAACATCTGAATACATGCTTCTTCTGTTTCTTCTGCAATCTTTATATAATCTGGATCATCTTTCTTGAGTACTTTAAGCAACATCTGTGTACTTGCTAAGTGCAAGTTCTCGTCGCGAGCAATAAGCTTAATAATCTTAGCATTGCCTTCCATTTGCTTCATTTCTGCAAACGCCCAACTACATGCAAATGAAACATAAAAGCGTACACCTTCTAGAATGTTAACACTCATTAGTGTAAGCCACAGCAATTTCTTTAGTTCATACATGTCAACTGTAATCTTCTTGCCATTAACTGTATGTGTGCCTTCGCCTAGCAACTTGTACCAGCGAGTAGTTTCAATAAGGTCATCGTAGTACTTACTAATGTCTCCAGCACAATCAGCAATCTCTGCAATGTCTAGCATCTCGTCAAAGATTTTACTAGGATTGCTGTACACGTTACGAATGATGTGTGTGTATGAGCGTGAGTGGATTGTTTCTGAGAATGTCCATGTTGTGATCCAATTCTCAATCTCTGGCAAGCTTACAATAGGACTAAACGCTTCTACTGGCGCACGACCTTGTACACTATCTAGTAGGATTTGACGCTTCAAGTTACTTGTAAAGATGTGACGCTCATGGTCACTAAGTGCCTTAAAGTCCTTGCTATCTTTGGTCACATCGACTTCTTCAGGACGCCAAAAGAATCCTAATTGCTTGTCTGTAAGTCCATCAAAACTTTTATACTTTAGCGTGTCATAACGCTGAATCGTAGGCCCACCTGTTGGATCTAGGAATGCTAATACTTTAGTGTGGTCTGCTTTATTTTCAGTGTTAAAAACGCTCATGTATATCTCTTACCCTTGTGTATGTGTATAGTATTACTATAACATGCCCCGAAGGGCATGTCAAGTGTTAAATGTGACAACTCTCACAATCTTCATCGTCTACTTCAACGACTTCAAGTTCGCCCATCATTTTGTTAACATCAACTTCGCCTTGTCCGTCATTGGTGTTGAAGTAGTACAACTGCTTGCCGCCTAGCTTGTAGAACATTAAAAGATGCTGCAACATTGTGCTCATTGGAATCTTTTCATCTTCAAAGTAGATTGGATTGTAGCTAGTATTAACACTAATGCCTTGGTCAATGTACTTCTGCAGAACAGCCATAATCTTAATATAACCTTCTGGTGACTGTTGATCCCATAGTAGGTCATACTTGTTCTTTAAACGTTTGTACTCAGGAACAACTTGCTTTAGTACACCATGCTTGCTCTGCTTGATACTAATTAAACTACGCGGCGGCTCTATTCCGTTTGTAGCGTTAGCAATCTGTGCGCTAGTCTCAGCTGGCATAAGGGCCATTAGCGTACTGTTACGAATGCCTGTATCTTTTAGTTGCTCACGCAACCCTTTCCAATCCATGCGTTCTACATGCGGCACTAACTCATCTAAGTCTTTCTTGTATGTTTGGTTAGGTGTAATACCATGTCCGTACTTTGTTTCCATGTTGCCACTTGGCGCACCAAATTCTACTGCTAAGTCAGCACTTGCTTTAATTAAGTAGTACGACCATGCTTCTGCCCACTCGTCTACAAGTGCAAGCCCGTCTGCATCAATATGCTGGTACGTTAGATCATGTTTTGCTAACCAGTATGCGAAGTTAATAATGCCAACGCCTAAAGGACGGCGCTTCTCTGTAGATAACTGTGCTGCTAGGATTGGATAGTTTTGATAACTTAATAGTGCATCTAGTCCACGTACTGCTAAACGACATACACGCTCAAAGTCTACTGGATTACGAATGTTGCCCCAATTAATTGCACTTAGTGTGCATAGGCTAATCTCACCTTCTGGGTCGCTCAAGTCTTTTAGAGGCTTTGTTGGTAATGTAATCTCTGCACATAAGTTGCTCTGTTTAATAGGCGCAAGCTCTGGAAGGAATGCACCATGGTCATTAGCATTGTCTACATTCTGCAAGTAAATACGTCCTGTGTTCTTACGCTCTTCCATAAAGCTACTGAACAGTTCACTTGCTGCAATAGTTTTCTTACGCACTTTTGTATTACGTTCTGCACGTTCGTATAGTTCACGGAACTTATCTTGGTCTGCAAAAAATGCATCATATAATCCAGGAACGTCTGCAGGCGAGAACAAAGTTATGTCTCCTCCGGTTACTAGTCTTTCATACATCAACTTGTTAAACTGTACACCGTAGTCCATGTGTCGTACACGGTTCTCTTCGGTCCCTTTGTTGTTCTTTAACACTAGCATGTCTTCTACTTCGAGGTGCCATACAGGGTAGTATATAGTTGCTGCTCCGCCACGTACACCACCTTGGCTACATGACTTAACTGCTGACTGGAAGTGCTTGTAGAAGGGAATAATTCCTGTGTGATAAGCATCGCCTTTACGTATTGGAGAGCCGATAGCACGTATGCTTCCTCCACCAATACCAATCCCTGCTTTCTGACTTACGTACTTAACAACAGCGGCAGCAGTAGCGTTAATGCTGTCAAGACTGTCATCAGTTTCAATGAGTACGCACGAACTGAACTGACGCTGCGGGGTACGCACACCAGCCATAACAGGAGTAGGTAAACTAATGTCGTGTAAACTAATAGCATCGTAATATTCCTTGACCCACTGCAAACGGGTCTCTATTGGATAGTCTTGAAACAAGCTTGCTGCAATAAGAATGTAGCACATCTGCGGTGTTTCGAAGATTTCGCCGCTTACTCTATTTTGACATAGATACTTGCCACGAAGCTGTTCCATTGCAACATATGTTAATTCATCATCTCGATCATGCTTAATGAATGTATTAATCTTATTCCATTCTTCGTCTGTGTATTTTGTAATAAGTTCTGCGTCGTAAAATCCTGCTTCGGTATTCTTCTCTACTAATTTCTTAATATGCCAAGGTTCAAAGCCGCCGTACACTTCTTTTCGTAGTGCATAGTTAACAAGGCGTCCACCTACATATTGATAGTTAGGAGTTTCTGCACTGATAAGATCAGCAGCAGCTTTAATTAATGTTTCTTGAATTTCTTTACTAGTTACTCCGTTGTAGAACTGAATTTGACTTTTAAGTTCTACTTCGCTTGGGCTAACTCCTGTAATATTTTCGCAGGCATAAAATACAACTTTGTGTAATTTATCAATGTCTAGAAGTTCTTTGTCGCCATCACGTTTGGTAACTTGAATCATGTTTCTATCCTTTTAAATTGTTCTAATTAGTTAGGTATTTATTATTGTGACGGCAGTGTGTGTACTAGTTCAGAACGCAATGTATTAGGCAACTTGGACCTATGTACATACGTTTCTGTATCAAACCCAATCACATTATCGTCAACATAAAGTAGGTAATATGTTGCTGACTTTTTATTGTCTCGTGTAATATGTATCTTATATACTGCCTTGGATAACACATCAGTTAACTGTAAGGTGTAACAAATTGCGAGAATCTTAACAAACGGGCAATAATTATTTTCTTCAACTATTTCCCACGCTGTTGGCCAACTACTTGGAGTAAAAGGATCTGCTGCAATCAAACATGAAGGTATCTGATTATAATAGTCTATTGCTTCTTGTATTGGATCTTGAGCAGATTCTAAACCGTTACGGAACTGTCGCCAGACAATAAGCCTGTCTTCGTATCTTTTTTGGAACATCAATTTGTCATTTTGTTTACGATTTCGTTTTCACTTTGTAATACAATGTAGCATTATCGCTACTAGTTAAGTTTAACATCATGATGGCTAATGTGTCAACCGTTAAATCACCATCTTCGTCATAAGTTTGTGCTTTAAATTTTAAATTTTCTGCATATGTGTTACTGCCAGTATAGTTGTAGTCATCTGAGAAGTTAACTGTATCATTTGTAGGATCTACAACAATTACCATTGTTCCTGTTCTTGACGCTGCTATATGACTACTTTTGTACACGTAGTCTATTTCATATCCTTTAGCAACATCTGCAGGAAGTCTAAATAATTTAATGTATTCGCCGGACTGTCCTATTGTAATCTGGTGTGTCGTACTAAAATCTGTAATAGTCGGACCTTTTACTTCTGGGTGATAAACTACGCCAATTTTATATTCTTCTGTATATCCTAATTCTTTGCTACGTTGGAACCAATCACCGTCACTTATGTTTCTAATGTCTACAAATTTAATTACTGGAGTTGTTGCATTTAGTGCTGAGCCGCTGTGGTTACCGATATTGTGGAATTTATTGTTTTTACTAATGTTGTCTGTGCCATTGGCGACTGTAAGTGCAGTACCGTATATGTTATCAAATTTACTTTCAGTTATTTTATTATTAATAGGACCTGTTAACATACCACTTGTGCCCAGGACTGAATTAAATCCAAATGCAAATCCTTGCCATAAAGTATCAAATGTACAGTTTGTCCATGTATTGTCTTTTATGTCGTTGTCTGATTTTATTCCAGTAACACAGTTTTTTATAGTAACATTTTTAAATAAGTTACCGTTTGAGCTGACTGCTGTACTTAGAGAGGTTAATCGAATCCCGTCACTTTCGCCATCAACCGCGCTGCCGAAAGTATAAGCTCCACTTATTATTAGATCTTCAAATACACTATTTTTACAACTTTTAAGACTTAATACCGGTCCTCTAGTAGTTGTAATAGTCATCCCTGATAACTTAATATTTCTTGCTTGGTTTAATGTTGTACTAGTTGCATCTGTTGAATATACACCTGGAGTACTTGTTTCGTTTACAGTTTCAAATACAGAATGATTACCTGCATTAATAATAGTTTTATCTGCGCCAGCGCCTCTTATTGTAGTGTAAGGTGGTAGATGAATTGTACCAGTAACAGTGTACTCACCTGCTTCAAGTATAAGTTCTACACGAGCTTGTGTTGTGCCTTTGTTTGATGCATTTAAGTATAACTGGTCAATTGCACGTTGTAATGCTACTGTTTGGTTAGTGCCATCGCCGTTTGCACCAAAAGAACGAATACTTATTGTATCATCTAGTCTAGCTTGTAACGTGCGTAGTATAGGAGAATTTGCTGACGCACCTGTTTGTACATTTAAGCTCTTCTTATAGGAATAAGTGTTTGCAAACTCAAATAGGTTATCATGTTGGCTTAACATTTTAGTGTTGCCTACAAATGGCGACCCTTCACTAACTGCTCCGTTACCAATGTATAATTCCTGTGAGTCAACAGCCCAGCCAAACTCTCCGCTTGCTAGTTGCGGCAATCCACTACCTGTGTTCTTTTGTCCTCTGCGAACTTGAATTCGACTGATGGATACTACGGCCATACTATAACTCCTATTTCATTATATAATATTTAGCCAAATTTCTCGTAGTACTGCTCGCAACGCTTCCACCACTCCTGTGCCCAGTCATCAAACTCATCTGGCCATAGATCAAACTGCTGATAAGTCTCTCCGCCTAGTTCAACACCATCATCTCCGCGACTACACATAAAGATGTGTCCTTCACGTATGTTAGTGCCATGTATTTCATTATGTCCTAGTGCATATGCTGTCATTTGTAAGTAGTAATCTTCTACCCACTCTGGCTTCTTAGGCTTGTTTGTTTGTTTAAAGTCCATAATGCAAGCTTCGCCTTTGTACTGTCCAACTAAGTCGGTAGTACCTGCAAAGATGCCTGGAACATAAAGCGGAACTTCACTGCCCCATATCTCATCTACGTGACACATTGCTTCGTCACGGATAACTTCTGCCATACGATATGCTTTTTTAGAATAAGGATTGCTGCCTGGACTTTCTGTCCACACACCATTATCAACATAGTCTTCAAGATACTTGTGCATCCTTGTGCCTACGCCACTTGCTTCAGTTACAATCTCTTGTGCTTTCTTTTCACCCACACGCTTCTTCCAAGCAATAAGATGCGACATATCCTTAGTACCACTAAGAATAGTTGTTACACTTGCTACAGGAGCATGACCAGGTGCAGCATAACGGCGCATACCATTTACTTCAACACGCTTTAGTTTCTCGTACTTGTACTTCTCTATAATTAAGCTCAATCTTTAGGCTCCTTTGGTAAGTCATAACTGGTATCCCATGAAGCATCGCCAAATGGGTCATTAAATGGATCTGACATGAATGGATCGACGCCAGAGTTTGGATCGTCTACTCCAACAACAGCAGTCACCTCAGGGATCATACCAGTAAGAGTAGTTTCAATGCCCTGTTTGAGGGTCATCGAAGACATTGCACATCCAGAACAAGCACCGCTCATTTCGAGTGTTACAACACCATCTTCGTAATCAAGATAATTTACTACGCCGCCATGCCCAGCTACTGCTGGTTGGATATAAGTTCCTAATATTTGTTTGATGTTTTCGACTGTTGCATCATATGTTTGTTTATCAGTCATAAAAAAGCTCCTATTAGTGTATATAATAACACAAAATAAGAGCTTTGTCAACCGTTATATTATAGTTTGGCGCCGACGTCTGTTGCGCTCTTAGCCATATTTCCCACTGTGTCGCCTGTTGCGCCTGATTGGGCAGCTATATCATCTACTTCACTTTGTTTAAACTCAATCTTATCTTGATCAAAGTTAGTTACTAGAGATTGTATTTTAGGATCTGCATCATACATTGCTTTAAAACTTTCAAAGTCAAAATTGCCTTTGCCTTGATTGCGCATGTATTTGTCTAGCTTTTTCATGGATAAAGCAGCCACACCGGCTGCTTTCTGTTGACGTAATAAAGCGTAGATGATGCCGCCATCTACTGCACCTTCGGTTACTTTAGCTTTTTTTTTGAATGTTGCTTTGACTCACGCTTCTCACGTCCGCCTAGCTCTTCGCCGCCTGCTGCTGCGTCTGCTGCTCCAAATTCGTCATCTGGCATTCCAACTTCGCCTGGTGCTAGTTCACCATCAATTGGCTCCATGTCTGGATCTGCGTCTGGGTCCATGTCTGGATCTTCATCACCCATAGTATCCATTGGCTCGCCTTCGCCAGTTAGCATGCCTACGCCGCCTGTTAGTGCAATACGTGTTGTTTCCATCACGCCATACATTGCTTCTAATGCTGGCTTAACTGTAGCAGTAAATGCTTCGCTTGATTCGCTACCCATTTCATCACGGATTGCATCAGCTAGTTCTAGCATCGATTCAGTTTGCATTTCAGCAGTGTCTTCCATCCAACCAGTAACACGATCAACCATGTCCTTAGCTGCCATTACTAGTTCTGCTTTATCTTCTTCGCCTTCATTAACTTGCTCAATAGCTTCATCAATTGCAATGCTTACATCATCCCGCTCATGTAGTGCAGCGTTAAGCACGTCTAGAAACAATTTGTTCTTGCTGTGTCCTTTTTGCTGAACAGCATCAAAGCTTTCTGTTGTTTCTACATTAAATACTTGAGTGCGTAGTTTGTTACGAGCGTCTTGTAGTTGCTCTGTAGTAAACTCGTCGATGTTAATTTTTGAACCAAAGCGTTTTGCTAGGCTTTCATTTAGTTTTGCTGCCGTAACTGGCTTTGAAAATTCTCTAATTTGCATTTTATTCTTCCTGTTGATAGGTGTTCTATATTATATTTATCACTAACAAAAAATATAGCGGTCTAAAAGACTTCGAACACGCTGTGATTCTTGTATGGCTATATCTAATCTTGCTTCTCTTATGTCTCGTTTAAATTCATCAGTAGTCTTGCGAATTGAGTTTTTATAAAAGACGGCGTCATTATAGTGCTTCAGCATTAAATCATCAAATTCTATAGCCTTTTCGGTAATATCAATGCCCTGTGCAAGATTTTTGGCAATAGCAACTGCTGTAGTTTTAAAATAAGTTCTAACTACTTGACGATTCTCTTTAGCGTCATATATCAAGTAGCCTTTAGGACTCTTGCGTATAATGACATGCTTGATCCTAATGCTATTTCCTCTTGCATGAGGGATAGCACTATCTTCAAGTCCTCTATTAACAATTTCTTCAAGGTCATTTAAAAGCTTTTCAGTTATCATTCCGCATCACCATTATCGTTCCATTGTGTTGTACTTTACTTATAATACTCTTACGAATTAGATTGTTGATAATGGTTTGTTCACGCTCTGGAAATGCTCCAAGCGGACGAGGCTCATCAATACTAGCCAAGAGTTGTTTTTCCTCATTGGTCTTATAAGTGTTTTTAATGATAAGCTCGTTAATTTTCATCTTATTGCAGCTAACTCTTTTTGTAGTGCTGCTATCTGTGCTTTAGCATCTGCCATTTGTTGCTGAATTGCTTTCTTTTGTTCTTGCTTGGCCCGCATTGCTTCAGGACTTTTGTCATTAGCGCCTGGCTGTCCGTTGCCCATTGCTTTTCCGACTGTACTAACTGCGGCTTGCTGCGCTCCAGCTTTTGCTATTCCGCTTACAGCGTTGCCGGCTCCACGAGCTGCTGCGCCGCCGACTTTAGCTGCGCCTCTTGCTAGTGCGCCAGCGCCTCGAAGTGCTGCTCCGCCTACTGCTGCTGCGCCTCTTGCTACTCCACCCGCTACTGCTGCAACTGCTGGAATAATTTCATCTGTACGTGCTTCAGTGATTTCATTTATTTTCATATTCTTGCACCTCTGCGCTTAGTCTTGCTTATTGTTCTACGTCCAGTGTTCAATCGTTTTAATCTTTGGCTTGCTACGTTTGTTCTTTTAGTTCTACTAGCTTTTGTACTTATTACTGAACCCTTCTTGCGACGAGTCTGCTTGAGTGTGTTAGATGCCTTCATGTTCTTAGGGGCATTACACGTTGCAGGCTTTGCAACAATACGTCCTTTACGTATGCCACTTGTGCAACGATACTTACGAACAGTCTTGTTCCCACTCTTGCCAAATATAGTAGCAACACCTTCTTCAATAGTGTCGTTATATAGATCTCGTAGTAACATTAACGCCTCTTCCGGTTAAGAGCTTGTACTCGTTTACTTGCTGGATTGATACGCTTAGTCCTCTTTGCTTTACGTGCCATTCTGCCACCTAGTCTAGCTTTAGTCTTTTTAAATTGCATACGCTTTTTAATGTCAGGTGCTGCAAAGCACTGTGCCATCTTAGCAACAACTCTATTTTTGCGGGGGCCACTTGAGCAGCGATACTTACGGACAACCTTCTTTCCAGAACGTGCCCATGTTTGACCTTCTTCTAGGTCTGCTTCTGTTGGATCAATAAAAAACTCACGTAATAACATATAGTTATTTATCGTGAGTGGAAGGTTACTGCATTAATATGACAATGATGGTTGATAATAGTCCTGTTACTATTGTGCCTGCTGCTCCAATAATAACTTTGGTCATTGATTGCTGTCCTGTGCTGATTGCAACATGTAATGTGTCAATCTTTTCTTCTACTTTAGATAAGCGTCCTTCTAATACGTCATAACGCTGTGCGCATAAGTCGACGTGTGCTTCGAGGTTCTCTCTTTCTAATTGGGTAGTTGCTGGCATTGTAAATCCTCAAAACCCGTCTTATCGTGGGTTGTATTCTGTAAGTAAACTCTAAGTTAGCCTTGTTGTTGTGATTTAAATGCCTGGTAGTTTTAAAGCTACAAAGTTATTTATCATCTATTTCAAAACTTATGTTGCATTTAGCTGTATCTTTGGTAAGAAAATGAGCATTATCAAACTGTGCTGTTTCCTCTAACTCTGTTATAATCGGTATTAGATTAAAGTCATTTACTAGTGTTTCGATGTCTATGGCGTCTGCATAATCTATATCAAACTTGTAGGTCCACACATTTTGTTTGGTCTTGTATGATATTCCCATTCCTAGTTTACTAGGCACTTCTTTAACAACTACTGGTTTGCTAACATACGTTGGATTCACTCTCATACCAATTGTTTGCATAACTGTAAGGAAGTTTTGTTGCTGGCGGTATTGTGTAGGATCTTCGCCTCGACGGGCATGTGTTTCACTTATGTCTACAAGTGTATGTAATATAAATCTCATACTGTATTTAAGCCATAAAAAAACAGTCACTCGTTAAAGTGACTGTTTAGTGTGACGCCTGCCTTGCGGCCGTATATCACGATTCTAAGGTAGTTAGAATTTAGTCAATAAACTCAGCAATTAGCGTAGTTGTAATACCAGTGTTGCCAATACCAAAGTTAGCTGCTGCTGTTAGTACGCCTGTGCCTTGAATTGCAATTTGCACTGCATCAGTTGTTCCGCCTGTGAAAACACCTGCTTCTGTTAATACACTAATACCTGTAATACTATGTGCATCGTTAGTTCCTGCTACATCACCTGCTGTCATGTAAAGTACTAATGCGTCAAGTTCTACTTGAGTCATGTTAGTTTTTGCTGCATTAATGATTCTAGTACGTGGACCTAAACCGTTACCTGCTTTTGCTGTTGCGTTTGTTGCTACTGTAGCCATTTTATATTCTCCTGTTTTCTAATGGCAAGTAAGATTCTCTTCTTACTTGTATAATATTATTTATCATTTTAAAATAAAAACGAGGCTTAGTTAGCGTTTTTTAGCTCTCTTATGCACTGCTCGTAGCTGTTGAACCGCTCCTGGGCCCGCTTTTACGATGTCATCTATCATTTTAATAGCTGGCAAGTAGGCTGCAACCATGTTAGCACTTGCTGCTTTACCGTCTTTGGCTTGCTCTAAGAACTTTTTAGTAAGTGCTAGGTTCCTGTCTCCTACTAGATATCTATATAGTGCTAGTTCAGCGCCTGTGGTGCTTAGATCAGGAGTTGATATAGTTGGTTCTGGATCTATTACACTTGCTTTTTCTAAGTTCTTTACTGCTGCAAACTTTTCAAAGTCTTCGATGATGTCTGAACTGCGTAGTTTAGCACGAACAGCAAAGATAAGACGTGTGGATATTAAACGCTTCTCTGCTTTAGTCAAACGTGCAAAATTTATTAAGTTTCTACGTATTGCTTTGTAGTCACTGTTGCTAATTTTAAGTGCAGATTCAATTGCTTGAAATAAGTTGTTTACTTGTACTGGCTGTTTGCCTTGTGCTATTGCATTGATGTATCTATTAATAGCTGCTGTGGGCAGTTTTGTACTGGACCGCATACGTTTTGCACTATCAGGATCTTTAAGCTTATCCTGTGCGCCACTGTCTCCTACAAGGAAATATGTAAAGTTGTAGAGGTCAGTGCCCATGATACGATACATTTTGTATTGCTCAGCGCCTGCAGTCTTCTTTGCATAACGTTGTACGTAAGCTTTGAAGTCTGGATACTGTCGCATAGTTTCTAATGCTAACAGTGTTAGATACATGCGTTCACCACAGTCAGTGTAAGTCAACTTCTTAGCATTGCCATTATCTTTGGTCATGCGTGACTCATGCAGATCTCTTAAGAAAGAATAAGGTTCTTCCTTGCTAGGCGTAACTTCGTGTCCGCCTTCTAGTTCTGCCCATTGTGCTGCGGTATACTTGTCAGTCATTATCTTCTACGCTTTGATGCTCTGTCATCTGCCTGACGTGCGATCTCGTCATCACTTGGTCCATCGTCAAACTCATTATCAGTATCATCGTCTGGTGCGTCATTGCCTTGTCTAATGTCGCCTTTTTGATCGTACAGTTTATTGCCAAAGTTTAGTAACAACTTTACTGTTTTTTCAGTAGTGTCTCCTGCTTTAGCAATGTCTCCAAGATTTTTTGGTCCGTCATAGGAGTTTAGCTTTTCAATTGACGCTGCAACTTTATTAATTGTCATTGACATTTTAAGCTGGTTGTCATCTTTCATATCCATCTTGCCGGCATGATCATTTAGCAAAAAGGCAATAGCAGCATACTTTGTTGTTGTAGGATTATCCTGTGTTGCATATCCCGGACGGACTGTTCCTTCTGTTACTTCATTAATCTTCATTTTTCTATTTCCTTAATTTGGTTGCCAACGCTGACGCGGCACTAGTTTAGTCTTTGATCCTAGAGCAACGTATCCTTCGCCACCCTTCTCACCTTTTGTTGTTGCTGTTACATCAGCAGGAGCACTATCTAACTGATCAATAATATGATCCTTTACAATCATGATCTGTTTTACAAGACCAAACAATGCTGGCAATGCCTTAGGGCTTGCTGTATTCATCTCTGCAATCTTTGCTTGCTTGTTAGTACTTACCTTTGATGCGCCAAGCCAATCAAAAAACCCATTTTCAATGTTCTTTAACTGTTGTGTGCGTGTCATATGATTAACATATGTATAAATGATGTTCTTCATATCACTTAGTCCTTTAACAGGAGCAAGGAAGGCGTCAACTAACTGTGCATTTTTATCAGCAGTTGCTCTAATACTCTTAACTTCTGATGTGTCAACTTTAGGCTGATGTGTTACATATGTCTGCCCTAGTACTACTACATCATTACTATTAAGTTCTTCTACATCCTTGAAAGGAGTTGCTGACTTTGAACCAAACTCTTCAAGTTTTGTGTGAACTACTACACCAACTTTTGAGTTCGCTATGCGCCCACCGAGTTGGCCATTCGTATCAACTGTATACTTGACTTTGTTTGGTTCAAATTCTACTGCGCCTTTAGTTGCTGTAAAAGGCTTGCGTGGACTGTATAGTAAGTCACCATAAACATATCCTCGGAAGCTTCCAGGAGTTGCTGACTTCATTAGTTCAAACACTTCTGCCATTTCTTCGCCGAAGTCTTTGCGCCAAGGTTGTTCTTCTACACCCTTGCCTGAGTTTTGTATGAAGCGTGATAAATCGTCTGCGCTTGTTGACTTGTTGCGTCCCCAACCATTCTTACCTACAAGAACAAACTCGCCGTTAGGCTCACGTCCCCAATAGATAGTTGGATTGCCGTCCCACTTGATTGCAACATCACTGCTGTCAGTGCCTAGCTTATCTAGGATGTCTGCTGCTTCTAGTGCGCCTGCTGAGCCTTTAACAAACACTAGATCTTCTAGGTGATTATACTCGCGGCCTTTAAATTCTTCTGTTAATACTGCTTCAGTTAGGACTGTGCGGAACTCGTTATATCTCATTTTATAAAGCTTCCTGAGGACATAACTGTACTGTTTAGCATGTTGCCACTAAGTTCTCTAATACGTGCAAGTTGCTTGTCTTCTAGTGTTTTGTATCCAGTTGGTGTTTTAGACTCAGGTACTTCTTTGCCAGCCTTGGTCATTGTTTCTTTCCACGGAGCAATTAGCTCTTCGTAGTTTGGATCTTTCTTTAAGAACGCAAGCATAGTTTCAACAGTATGCGTGTCTGGTTCTTTTGCGCCTTTGCCTAATAGCAACGGTGCAATTTTATCCCATGTAGCAGCAATTACTTCATCGCCTTTGGCAGGATCAACTAATCCAAACTTAGGACTAAACTTTAGTCCACGTCCTCTTGCAATAGCCGATAGTAGGATAGCTCTGTCTGTTCCGCCAAATTGTGCTGTACCCCCACGCTTGGCTCCACGTTGAAAGTCTGGATTGTTAGTAAACATAAAGTCTGTTTGTACAAATCCATTTTTGTCACTGCCTGCAATAGGTGTGCGGAAGTGTACTTGATCGCCTGCGTCTTTGATCCAGCCGTCTGTCTTTTTACGTCCGACATTCATAATTTCTGCATCGTCAATACCTTGACTTTTTAGCCATGCAGTTAGTTTAACGATTAATTGTTCTTTGCTTATTTTGTTTGCATCTGTGTTTAGATCTAAGTCGCCGGAACTATTCTTTTCAAACTCACCATCTGGATCGATCTTCTTACCAGTTGTACCTAACCAATCTTCTTCATCGTATGTTAAGCCTGTGATCTTTTCAATAAAGTCAATAGAAGATTGTACATCTTTTGTTGCAATACGCTGAGTAATGGCACCTTGCTCAGTCTTAAATATGTTGCCGC